CCGTGCCCCATGAGCCAGTCGCCGCTGGAAACTCGATAGCCGCATCATTAGATGCTGTGCCAGAAGATGCCGCGCCGAAGCTGGCTACCTTGCGAGTGTAACCACTGCCGGACAATTCTGTGCCGGAATTGTCATCTGCAAAGGAGCCTGTTGATAGACCCACATAAACATTTGTCGGCATGGTATAAGCGCCGGTTCCGAGAATGTGGTCGAGAATTTCATTCTCTAAATAATCTGATAATGCTGACATTGTTTAGTTCTCCGCTACAGCGTTTTGTCGTGAATAAATACTTTGGATTTGCAAGCTACCCGTTCCGTAATGTGCGCGTTGCTCGTCTACTTTTACTTCTTCCATGCCGCGTGTGAACTTGGCGTCATACTGCGTCGCGCGAGCCTCATCCAGTAAATAGGCATATGCCTCCGCAAGTGCGCCATACAAATACAAGTCTGGGCTACGCAGAAATAGTGTCGGGGTGGATGTATCTGAGATGCTTTCGAGACTGCCGATATAGACAATCTCCATTGTATAAGCGTCATCAGGTACGGGCCGTATTTTCATTTCCTTGCCGACAATACTGAAGCCTTCAGGACGACCAGAGCCAGATGAGGCGTATGAGGTATCCAGAGATGACGGGCTGTAATATGTCAGAACCTGAACGGGGTCAGTGTTTAGCTTTACTTCGCGCACCTCCCGCAGGTCAGTTGGCAGGGCTATATATTCGTCGCCGCTGGTCAGCGTAGCTGTTGAACGCTTCTCCTGCTCGCGGGTCTCAAGCTCACGGCTCATGCGGCCCTCTGCAAGCTGGATAAACGTAGGTATCTGCCCTGTCAAATCCGAACGCGCCAGAAAATCTGCGATACTTGTTTTCAGTTCTGAATAGCTACCAATGCTCATACGTTACCGCCGCCTGTTCTGAATGCTTTGTTCTCGCTGTCGTTCAGCCACTGCTTCCAAGCCTTCGGATTATCAGCGGGCCTGCCGAACTTTTCTATGAGGTGAGCATACACTATATTAGGTATCTCTGCCACATGGGACATATGCTTCTGAGTTCCGCGCATTTGGCCCTTCTGCCAGCCATCCGCCATGTGCTTGTTCAGCTTAATGAGGGGGTCGAAGTGCTGGGTCTGCTCAATAACCTCAGTGCCGTCTGCATTTTGATGCAGGTATAATTCTTTGCCCGTGATGGGGTCTATACTTAATACTCTTTTCATATTGTCCTCCTGATGGGTAGAGGGGGCAGTTGCCCGCCCCCTCAATGCTATTAAGAACCGTTGAGGTCCAAAATCATTGCATGTGCTTTTGGTGCCTGAACCTTCAAAGCCCACTCAGTGATTATCTGAGTTTTCTCTGCATCACCTGTTGAAGCAATTTCTTTCTCAGCGAAATTACGTCCGTTCAGTGTGCAAAGGCTGGCAAAGTCTGGGTCAATCAAGAAGATACGGTCATTGCCGAGGAATCTTGAGGGCGTGATTTCGAGTTGGCCGAAATCTGTTAGAAATATTGAAGTGGAACCAACATATGTGACTTCCTTAGCCGCAGTCATGTTCACATCGTTTGACACAAGGTTGCCAGATGCTGACAGGTCAGAGAAGTTCGCACGGTTAGTCGCAGATGCAACAAGCATCTTTGGGTTTCCGCCGTCCTGCCATGCATCAGCCATGCCGTCTTCAATCAGAGCCAGTGTCAGAGCGCGGTCTGTGCCGCCTGTCACTGCATCTGTGCCGTCGCCTGTTGCAAACGCACCAGCGTCTGCGCCGACTGAGCCGTTTGTCATCCAGCATGAGAGAGACGCAGATTTGCGTGGCTCAGAAGCTGAACGTGCTACGTCTGTGTCGCCGATTGACTTTTCGATATCGCGGCGTAGCTCCAAAGATTTTAAAACCTTTTGGTAATTTAGTTCTTTGTCACGGCCTGCTTTGTCCACAACATCCAGTGTGCCTGAAACTGAAACTGCCTTGACTGAAATTTGGTGGTAGTTACCAAATCTTACTGTGGCAGTTGGTGTTGCAAACGACGCATCTGCGCCCTCTGAGGCATGGTTGTCTGTAGCGGCGGCGGCTAGTTCCTGAACTTGCCATTCAGTAAAGATGCCGTTGCTTGTTTCTTTTTTTAACGCTGAAAAAATTGGTGTTTCGTCAGGGTCAATTCTGTAAATTACATCGGCAAGCGTTTCGCGCTCTCCGACGGCGGTAGCGGTGGTATGTGTAGCCATTTTGGCCTCCTAAAAAGTTAATTACCCATAAGGTATGATACAGCGGCATCGACGGAACGCTCTTTATTGAGACGGTCCAACCCCTGCTTACGTTGGCGACTTGCAACTTGCGCCTTGCTCTTAGGCTGTCCTGCCTTAGCCATTTTAGGTGCGCTCTTTACTTTTTTCTTCGCGGCAGGAGTCTTCTTCTGAAGATTGTCCCATTGCCACGCTTTATAAAGTAATTCCACGGCCCTACTATCGGACGCTTGTGACACTTCTTCCTGAGAAAACCCACGAGATTGAGCGTACTTAATTATTTCCTGACGCTCGGCGTTGCGTGTATCCTCATTGGACCAAGTCGGAATGCGGTCAAGCATTTCAACTCGTTGAGCTTCCAAGTGCTTCTGTCTGAAGACCTGTTGCTCTTGCGCCTGTTCCTGCTGAATGCGTTGTCTCTCAGCTTCAACGTGACGAGCTTGTTCTTTTTGCTGGTCCAGTTGGGCCTTGTAGACAATTAAGTCTTCAGCCGGATATTCCTTGGCTAATGCCGCCCAATCAGGTTCCTGTTCAGGGATTGCCTGCTGGAGTTGCCCTTGAACTTGTTCAAGTTGCTGTGCGTACACATCCCTCATTTGCTTCACTTGCGCGGCCTCTTGTTCAAAGGCTTTGCGTTGTTCAGCGAGTTCCATGCTACGCTTTGTGAACGACTTTGTCCGAGAGTAACCGCTAAGAAGTTCGTCCTGCGTGACCTCGAACTCTTCACCGTCAACTTTGACAGTGTAGACTTCGGGTTGCTCTTCGACTTCTTCTTCGTCACCCTCTTCTAAATCGTACTCACCATCATCATCATCGTCAGACGCTTCGGTTTCATAGACCGATTCATCTTCAGTTTCAGTTTCCGGTGCCGAGGCTTCGACCTGAACTTCAGGTGTTTCCTCTAGCCGCCCTTCGTCTACCTTGTCCTCTGCGGGGGGTGTTTCTAAAAGGCTCATTGCTTCTGACATTGAAAGCGTTCCGTTCTGCTCAGAGTTGTCGGACATTGCTTCTACTTCCTTTTCTCAAATTTTACGCGGTTATGCAACTCATCTAGTTGCGATTTAGCCAACTTACCCGACGAGACCACATTTTCGATGTAGCCTTTGACGGCAGATAAGTTCTGGCACAACATATACAAGCGTTCACGGTTTTGTGAATCCTCCACAGAACTGTGTTTCCACGCCTGTATAAACTCAGTCTCAAGGCTGGTAAAAGCCTCCTCAAGAATTTCGTTTCTTATTAGGGCCGCCGCCTTTTCGCCACGGTCCACTAACTCCCTTGCTTTTCCCTCATTCATGATAGCAAACTGTATCCCTGTAAATTATACGGGTCTTGATATAGCTCTGGTCTCGTCGCGCCCGCCATGCGAAAAGCCCTGTTCTGCTCGGCAAAGTTTGGCATGTAACCCAACAGATTGTCAGGTAGTGTATCCAGCAACCCTAGCCGCGCATAAGCTCCGGCCTCAGGATAAAACCCGCCCTCCGGCCTTACATATTCTGTCGGAATGCTAGACTGATATTCTTCCTCTGCCTCCTCTTCGGCAGTCACAGGATACGGATACGGATACGGATACGGATAGCGAGGTCTGTCAGGCTGGTCGCCGCCTTCTGTAGTTTCAGCAAAAGGGTCAGTGCCTGCTATGACATTTCCATACGGGTCAGTAACATGGCTGATAAATTTGGTGTCACCTCGGTAGTGTGCCTTTCCACCCATTCGGATAGCTTCTTGCATTCTGTTTCTATTCATTGAGCCAATCGCACCGCCGATAGCAGTAAATACAGAAGGTATCTTGGAAAGCAGACCTGTAGGGTTATCGCCTCGGTAAATTTGCTGGGCAATGTTGGCAATGTCTGCGTTGTTTTGCGCGTTATATAGTTGATAATTTTGGTTTAAGACTCCTTGAGTTACCATCTGCTGACCAGCGTTAGACCGAGCTTGTGCCAGCGCTTGAAGCTGACGGTTTACATCGGCCTGTATTTGGTCTTGGGCTCTTTGCGGGCTAAAAGAAAACGAATCTCCTTCCCCCATAGAGCCAGCACCAAACCCGCCGACAGCAATCTGGTTGGCTATTGTGTCTCCTACGACGCCAGTACCAAACTCGTCATATGTACTGCCTTGACTTGCTCCACTGCTAAAACCGCCGTTTATTGAGCCACTGCTATCAGTGCTAAAACTATTGCTACCAGAATATGCCATATCTACCTCGGTAAGTTCGTTGAAATATCGGAGCTAGTCATAGCCTTAACAGCCCGCAGTTGCGCCTCAGCCTCTAGCTCCTGACGCCGCAGTTCCATTTCCAACTGAGCCTTTTCACGCTCCATCTGGATATCTGCCATCATCTTCTCACGCTTGAGCGCAATATCAGCCTCAGCTTTTTGCTGGGCAATCTGGATATCTGCCTGTGCCTTCTGCTGTTCAAGCTGTAGCATCTGGGCCATTTGCTGTTGCTCAGGCGTCGGGCCTTGTGGCTGTTGTGCCTGCTGTGCCTGTTGCATTTTGGCCTGCTGGATTTGCTGGGTATTGTTAAAGAATTGGTCAGCGTCCTTGAACCCGCCAATCTCGGCAATACTGCGGAGCGTGTTAGTGTATTGCTCCATTGTAACAATCGGATTGTCTGGACCCATCTGCATCAGGATTTGCTCCTGCTTGGAAGCAATCTGCGTCAGGAATGCAATCTTCTGCTCATCGTCGGCAGTGCCCAAACCAACCTGCACGACAACGTCATATTCAGATGTCCATTCACGCGGGTCAATCGGAACAAAGTTATTACGCAGTCTGACAATCTTCGGCTTGTTATCGTACTTCGTAACAAGGTGTAAAATACCCTTGAACAAATCCTTAACGCCGGTCTCTGCCATTGTGCGGGCATAACTCTCTAGCTTTACCTGTGCGCCCCGTACAGTCGCGCTGATAGCCGAAGCTGTTGTGGATTGCAGTGCATTAGCATCGAGCCCCTGAGAGGCTTTAGACAATCCTGTTCGCTGTTCCTTGATTTGGTCTATGTAGTCCATGAGCGGGCGGATTTCACCGCCAACAGCATTGCCCATAATAGGCTGAATAGCACCGGCCTGACGCATCCGGATTACACCACCAGCGGTCCCGTCTAGTACGTCATCAATATTTACCATGCCCTCGACAACGCCCATTCGCGGCAATGTGGAACTATAAACGCTGTCCAGATACTGCCGGAGAAGTGTTGACTTGATGACCTGTAAATCTTCGGTCATATCATAGATGGACCGACCAATAAGGCGGTGCGGCATCAGGATAGGGCTAACAACAGCAAACGGCACATAATCACACGGCTCGTTGTGAAGGATTTCCGTGCCTGCATCACCTATGGCACAAATGCGGCGCATCTCAGCAATGCCGTCATCGTCATAATCGACCTTCATTATGCATTCGTAATACACAACCTCAGCCAGTGTCGGGTCGGCTGGGTCAATGCCTGTCGCGGCTTCGAGGTCTTGGAAACGGGCCACGCGCTCTTGGTCAATGTCGAGGTCTGAGCTACCGGCATACTTCTCAACAATGTCGCGGTCATAGCCCATTGCAACAAGGTCGCTGACAGTCATTGTCGTCCGGTGGGCAATAAAGTGAGCGTCATCCAGAGAAGTAGCTCGGCGGTTTACAAGAAATTCTTCGGGCGGGACATTTTCTATTTTGATTTTGCCGGACACTTCCCTAACGCGAACGGTCAGGTCAAACGATGGCGTAGATTCCATAGCCATGCCGGTCATCTCATCAATGATGATTTCCTGCTCTGTTGTCTCAATAGAGCCGACGACCTCAATATCTGGGTTTGCTAATAGGGCAGTTAGTTCTGCCTCGTTAAGACCCTCATACTCTTCTTCGTTGGTCGTCTCGGTCTCGTCGTAATAATATTTAACAACACCCAGCCGGAAAAGAAGCGCATCTTTAAACCAGTTGTAAAGAACCTTGTAGCCGTCGTTCTGGTGGTTAATAATGTAATTACAGTAATCGGATATTTGTTCGGCACGTTCCACGTCTTCGGCGGTTCTAGCATTAAAACGCACATACTTATCATTTGACGTAAAGACTCTCATTAAATTTGGGATAATGGCTTCGACGGTATCACTCAGTTCTGTGGAAACGACCTGTGACCGTCCCTCCACTTCATTGCCCAGAGGCTCGCCAAGGTACATATCCAGCGCACGGATGCGGTCGGCGGAATGCTCACTCTCAAAGTGGTTCAGGCTCTCACGTATCTCGCTCGATACAATGCTATTTAGCTGATACTCGTCCATTCCGCTTTTTTCCTTTTTTGGCTTTTGAGCCGTGCAAACAGGCAACAGCGTCATCGCACATCTTGCGAGAGACACAGCCCTTACACCGTTTATAGTCTATTTTAGCGATTGGTTCCACCGCTTCGATTTTTACCGGCTCCGCCCGCCGCATGGGACGGGGCCGCATCATCACTCTGGTGTACTGCATTAGTCAGTCGAATAATTGCCGGTGAAACCGTTATAGGCTTTTGCCAGCTTTTTTGTTGGCTTTTTGATAGGAGTTGCCATGAACGCAGTTTCATCAAGTCCCATGCCCTCGTTATTCATATTCTTGTTGCCCATCAGCGGGCGGGACTTTGGCATTGCTACGCCTGATTTCTTATTGTACATTTTTCTTTGCTTTCTTTTTTAGGACTGTTTTGACTTTGCCGGTCATGCTGATTCCAGATGATGTTATTACGGCGTGAGGGACTGGCGGAGGAAGTTCAGTGCCAGTGCCACCAATTTTGTATGCGATGCAACGCTCTTGCGCGGAGCAACGGGCTGGGTATGGGCAGTTGTTACAAGTTTGCATTTTATTTTCCTTTTAGATAATTCCGGCTTGATACATTTGTTCTGGTGACATAGCTGGTTTGTCCTCGCCTAGCAAGCTGGTCGCTGGGAGTGGTGCAACCGGAGCGTTAAACAATGGCTGGCCGCCTAAAGCCTTTTCACGCATTTTTGGAGTTATTTCTATTGTAAAGCGTGGGCCGTCAACATCGTCTATATAAAATTCATCTGTTACAGACGCATCTTTGTCTAGCCTCTTGGCAACCTTCTCAACAGCCTTTGGAATGATTTTGTCATAAAAGGTTTTTAGCCCCTCTTCGTTCCATCTATCAGCCTGTATATCGCCGGTAGAAAAAGACAGATACCTTTTACCTTCCTGCGCCGCTTGATTGATTAGCCTTTTGACACCAAGTTCCGCGAACTTGTCAGAGTTCCCAATAAACGGGCCAACAGGAATTTCCGCAGTGAACATTTTAGATTGCTTGTAGTAAGGCAAATATTCATCATAGGCTTTTTTCCTTGCGTCTTTAACCTCTCGGTGTTTTTTACCCACGCCCTTTGGCGGCTTTAATATTACTTCTTCGCCTTTTGCATTGGTGGCTAATATATGTTCGCCATCCAAATACATATTTACGTTCACTCCGGACAACAGCCGCTTTCCGTCAGCGTCATACACTCTGTTTGAAGAATGCTCATATTTTCCACCAAGAATTTTAGCTAATTTTGCGCCTTCTTCTTTCTGGAAATCATCAAAGCGTGTGCTAGCTTCATCGTGAACCTCAAAAAATTTGGCCTCTTCTTTGCGAATTTCTTCTGTCTTTGCCCTATCTTTCGGCGTATCAAACCCACGTTTTCTACCACGCTGGCCCCAATCAGATTGCAACTCCTCAACATACAAAACGTCATTAACCCCATCGTCAGAGCTTCTGTCTTTTGTTCTCGCGTGGACCGCAATGTTAGGCTCGTCATAGTGACCCGTAGCAATAAACTCGTCGGTCATGCCCTCGTACTTAGGAACCTGCAAAAGCATCTCGCGGTAATTCGTGCCGCCGTCTTCAGTGACATCCATAAAGCGAGTTTCACCACCGGCAAAGCCCATAATCCCACGGTCCATAGCGTCAGTTTCTGCTTCGATTCTGGCCTCAGCTAAAGAGTATCTTTCACCTCTTAGCTCGTTACCTTCTTCGTTTCTAATTATGTATCCCATCTCATCTGAGCCAACTATTTCATAGCCAGAATCAGGGTCACTTAGCCGCAAAACGGGGTCATAACTATACTCTTCTGCTACAAGGGATTCCAACGAGTCTCTAACAAAGCCGTCTTCTTTGGCGTTTAATATACTAAAATCATCCTCTAGGACGGCTTTTCTCATAGCCTCTATGTTTAGGTCTTCTCTTCCGGCAGACGTAGCTTCATCAGCTACATAGTTCGCATAATAATCATCACCTATCATGTCTGCCGTGCGGTCATCAATGTATCTTGGGCCATAAGCAACATCAATAGATAGCTCTTCTGCTTGGGATGGGAAGCTCATACGCTCAAGTTCAGGATTCACAGAGGAAAGCATTGTCTGCTCTGGCCTAATACGATTTTCTTGTAACAGACCAACAACCTCATCACGGGTGACTTTTGGCTGTGACAGCAATCCCTCAAGCTCAGGGGTGAATTTTATCTCGTCTGGCTTTACACCTGCCGATAAAAGCATCTTACGGAACTGCTCACCCGTGCCTTTTGCTTGCTGAAGGTTCTTTGCTGTTTCTAGGGCTTGGCTGTAAAACCCTAGCTCATCAACTTCAGGACCACGAACAGCACCGCCGGAAACAGTGTCTGCTCCGCCCATTCCCATTCTCAACACATTAGGGCTTGGTTTTGCTATTGCCGCTGTGCCAAGCGCAGGCAATAAACCGAAGTCCACGCCAAACTGTGTTGTCGCGTCTGTAAATGCTGGGTTGTCTACTGACGGAATTCCTAGCTCACCGCTATATGCTTGATAGGGCGCTAGATAGGACTGATAGGCGTCTAACGCCATTTGCGGGAAAGCAATCGACCTTTGACCACCTCGCTTGCCGAGGGGAAGTATCATGCCGCGTGTGCCCTCATCAACGGGAATGTCAAACAAGTTCTCTGACAGATAAGGCCGAGAACGCATATTCAGTAAACCGTCAGCCATTTACTTGCCTTTTTTCTTTTTAGCTGTTTTTGCCGCTTGCTTAAAAGCCTTTGCTGTTGGCGCACCCTTACTGCCGACCTTCCGCATGGTCTCGCCGGAACCCTTTGCTATGCGCTTCTTCTTTGCCGCAATGTTTGCGTATAGACCTTTGGGCATTATGTAACCTTTCTAGCTTTTTTCTTAGCCGTGTCTGAAAGTTCTGAAAGATGATAGAGACGCTTTGACGAGCCTGTATGCCTTGCGCCAGAGTGCATTGAACCGTTCGACATTTTGTGCATGCCGCCCGAATGCTTTTGCCCGTTCCTAAAATAATGCGGAACACCTTTAGCCATTACCACTTCTCCCTGTTAGACCAATAAGCCGCAGAGCATTTGCCCTTGGCAATATTTTTTGCGTGTCTTGCTTTGAACGATTTGCGCCGCGCCTTTTCAGATGCGGTCTTCGGATTCTTGCCAGCACCAGACACACCCTGCTGACCAAACCGAATTGTTTTGATGGACCCGTCCTCGCAACGAGCAACAACTACATGCGATTTTGTCGGATGGCTCGGTGTGCGCTTCGGCTTGTTATAGTCGGACACTCCCGTCCTGCTCAGTCTGGGGTCTTTAGATGTCATCGTCATCCTCAACTGAAATGTCAGACAGGATGTTCTCTATCCCCTGCCTGTCAATGCCCGCCCTTAACCCAGCGCGTATCATAATTGATATCGCCGC